CGCGTGTTGAGCAGAACCCCGCCGGCGTCACGGCGACCGTTAACCGCCAGACAAGCCGGGAGGCACCAATGGCAACCAAAACTATTGCGGAAGATATTGCCGCATACGCATCGACGCGAACCGCACACGCAGCACGGATGTCCGAGCTGATGAGCAAGGCGTCGGAAGACGGCTCAACGCTCGATGAGGAGCAGGAGACCGAATACGACGAACTGAACGACAAGATTAAGTCGATTGACAAGCACCTGACCCGTCTACGCGAGCAGGAGAAGCTGAACATCTCGGCCGCGGTAGCAGTCGATGGCGACCGTATCGGTTACAATGCCGGTCAGTCGCTAGCGCCACGCCAGACTTCGTCCGTTGTCCAGGTCAAGCGTCCGCCGCTTGAGAAGGGCACCGCGTTCGTTCGCTACATTGCCGCACAGGCGATGTCGAAGGGCAACTTGCAGCAGGCGGTGCAGATCGCACAGCGTGAGGCATGGAAGGACACGCCGGAAGTAGCACAAGTGTTGAACTTTGCTGCGGCCGAGGGCACAACGGTGCTGAAGGCGGCAGTCGCTCCGGCGAACACTTACGATACCACGTGGGCGTCACCCCTCGTGCAGCTGCAGTATATGGCCAGTGAATTTATCGATCTGGTTCGTGCTGCGACTATTCTCGACAAGCTCGCTGGCGGTATGCGTCGTGTGCCATTTAACATTCGTGTCCCATTGATGTCATCCGGTTCGACAGCGTATTGGGTCGGCGAGGGATCGTCTAAACCCATGAGCAGCGCGGCGTTTGATACGATCACGATGACCTTCGCGAAGGTTGCCGCGCTCGTAGCATTCACCAACGAAAGCCTGCGGTTCTCAAATCCAAGTTTGGAAGCGATGATCCGTCAGGACATGGTCGCAGCGATTGCCAAGAAGCTCGACACCGACCTGCTCGACAGCACGAAGGTCGTCGGCACGGGTTCAGGCGGTCCTTCGCCTGCGTCACTGACCAACGGCGTTACTGCTGTTGCCGCAACAGGCACGGATGCCGACGCCGCGCGCGCCAACATCCGCACGGTGCTGACCACGATGGCAGCGCTGGATCTCGACATGACTGGCGGCACGTGGGTCATGCACGTCAACCAGGCGATCGCGTTCAGCCTCATGCTGAATACGCTTGGACAACGCGAGTTCCCCGACATCACCGCCGGTGGCGGCACGTTGGCCGGGTTCCGCGTCATCACCAGCACGAACGTGCCGTCGTCCGGTGGTTCGCCGACGGATGGCTATATGATCGCGTTCATCTTGCCGGGCGAAATTCTGCTCGCCGACGACGGCAACGTGACGATCGACAGCAGCAACCAGGCTTCGCTGCAGTTCGATAGCGCGCCCGATAGCCCGATCTCTGCCTCTACTGTTTACCGCTCACTGTGGCAGGAAAATATGACCGCGGTTCTTGCAGAGCGTGAGATCAATTGGCGCAAGCGTCGCACTGGCGTCGTGCAGTGGATTGACTACGCCAAATACGTATGATACCGCAACGAATATCTTGTTACTCTAATCGGGACTTTTTGTCCTACCGAGGCCAGCCGCGTTCTGAGGTGCTCCCCCACTTCGGAACGCGGTTACGCGGCGACGTTTCCTCCTTCTAACTTGGCGGTCGGAGCAATTCGGCCGCCTTCTTTTCAGGAGCATGCCCGATGCGGCTGCAGGCCATTACATTGTTGCGCATGCCGGGCGGCAAGGGCGTCGTCTATAAGGCGGGCCAGGAATTCGAGGTGCCCGACGACTACAAGGGGCGCAATCTGGCCAAGGTGCTGATCGCGGCCAAGCGTGCGCGCAAGTTCGAACCTGTGGCTATCGGCTCACCTCCGCCATTGCCGCCGCAGAAGGTCGCGGCACCACCGGAACCGCCACCAGAGTCCACACCCGAACCAACGCCGGAACCCGCGCCGTCATTGCTGGAGAAAGTCATGGAGCCGGACGAAGCGGCGCCGGCTGAGACTGACGAGGCGACTGTGGACAGTGGTGATGAGCCGGAGGGCGATGCGCCGCGTCGGGGACGTGGGCGTCCGCCGATCCACGGCCGCTATTCCCGCCGCGATCTGCGGCCCGAGGAATAAGCCAGTGTCGGATAAACCGGAGCTTGATCCTGTAGACGCCCAATTGCTGCTGGACTTGCGGGACACACCCATCCTGGCCTGCCCGACCTTCCACGTTCCTGATGGGATGTCCGATCCCGACAACTGGTTCATTTCCCCAGCCGGAGATCCGGAGGACGCACGAATGGCAGACCTGTTCGCTGCGCGTGAGGACTAACGCGACGATGCGTATCCTCGGGTTCGACATCACGCGCAACGGCATCGCCAAGGCATCACCGCCCACCGGCCTGATGGTGCCGCCGATGTCGACGTTCTCCCAGTGGTTCTGGCCGACTATCCAGGAACCGTTCATGGGCGCCTGGCAGCGCAACATGGGCATGACGCAGGAAACCTCCCTGCGCCATCACGCCGTCTATTCGTGCCTTTCGCTGATTGCCCAGGACATATCCAAAATTCGTATCAAACTGGTCGAGCAGGATCCGACCACCGGCATCTGGGAAGAGACTTCCGCGCCCGCGTTCAGCCCGGTGCTGCGCAAGCCAAATCGCTACCAAACGCGAATTCAATTCCTGGAGTGCTGGATCTATAGCCTCCTTACGTGGGGGAATACGTATATACTGAAGCAGCGCGACGGTCGTGGCGTGGTCATTGCCATGTATGTGCTTGACCCAGCACGCACCAAGGTGCTGGTCGCACCCGATGGTGCGGTCTATTACCAACTCTACGCGGACAGCTTGACCGGCGTCGAAGAAGACAGCCAGGTTGTTCCCGCGTCGGAAATCATCCACGACCGCATGTCGGCGGTGTTCCATCCGCTGATCGGTATTTCGCCGCTCACTGCGTGTGGCCTGTCGGCGCTCCAGGGGCTTGAGGCGCAGAAGCAGCAGATCGAGACGTCGCGCAATCAGGCGGTGCCATCTGGCATGCTGATCGCGCCGGGGCCGATCTCGCAGGAAACCGCCGATCGCGTCAAAGCCAAATGGCAGGCGAACTACGCGGGCGAGAACGTCGGGCGGGTGGCGATCCTCGGCGATGGGATGAAGTTCGAGCGGATGAGTATCAATCCGGTCGATGCCCAACTCATCGAGCAACTGAGGTGGACCGCCGAGACCATCTGCTCCGCATTCCACGTGCCCGCGTTTCTCGTGACGCAAGCAGCACCGACGTATAACAACGTGGAAGCGCTGAACCTGTCGTATTATAGCCAGTGCTTGCAGGCACGCTTTGAGAACATCGAATTGCTGTTGGACGAGGGCCTCGGTCTAACCGAGGTCACCGGACATATTTACGGCACCGAGTTCGACATCGACGATGGCCTACTGCGCATGGACACCGCCACCAAGGTCAAGACCATCGGCGAAGGCGTGCAGCGGGCGATCTTCTCGCCGAACGAAGCGCGCGCACGGTTCGACATGCGTCCGGTCAAAGGTGGCGATGTTCCATTCCTTCAGCAGCAGTATTGGCCCATTGACGTTCTGACGCAGCGAGAATCAGCCCCGGCAACGCCTGCCCCCCTTCAGCCCGCACTTACGCCGCCATCCGGACCGGGCGCGCCGGGAAGCCCAGCCGCACAGCAGCGCGACCTCGATGAGGCCGACATCGCCATGGCTGCGTGGCATCTGACCAAAGCGCTGGGAGGCGGTGCCGTTCTGTCGGCAGCAGATTGACCGAAAGCGGATCAGCCGGCCGCAGAACACGAAGGGGTCGTCACCAGTGGATCATGCGACCATAGCTGGGCTCATGCAGGCTATTGCGCCTGTCGTGCGGCAATATCTCGGCGAGCAACTGGCCCCTATGCAGCAGCGCATCGCCGCGCTCGAGGCGCGGTCTATGCTTGTGCCAGAGACAGGGCCGCCAGGGCGTGATGGTGTCGGTTTCGTCGGTGCCATGCAAGATGTCGAAGGCGAACTTTGCTTTACTCGCTCCGACGGCGAGCTGCTTCGCGTCGGCAAGGTTCGTGGTGCGGATGGTAGAGATGCGCCCCCTGCCAGGGATGGCGTCGACGGCGAACCGGGTCCGCCGGGACGAGGGATTGTCGATACCTATGTGACCGAAGAGGGGCGACTGTATTTCGCCTATTCGGACAAGACCGAGGAGACGCTATCGAACATTAAGGGGCCGCGAGGCGAGCCGGGACCAAAGGGCGATCCGGGCGCCGATGGCATCGATGCCGATCCCGCATTCGTTCGCTCTCTCGTGGTCGAAGCGATTTCGGCCATCCCAGTCCCGCGTGATGGCGTGGACGGCGCCCATGGCCCGCCAGGAGATCCGGGGAAGGACGCTGATCCACTCCTGGTTCGCTCGTTGGTGGAAGAGGCAGTGGCAGCCCTTCCGCCGCCGATGGTTGGAGAGCCGGGACCGCCGGGTCGCGATGGCAAAGACGGCAGGGATTTCGAGCCGGAGCTGGTGCGGTCACTGATCACCGATGTTGTCGCGGCATTGCCAAAACCACGCGATGGTCTTGAGGGCCCGCCTGGGGTCGATGGCAAGGACGCCGATCCGGAATTTGTTCGCTCTCTCGTGGTCGAGGCTGTCTCGGCTATTCCGTTACCGAAGGACGGTGAGCCAGGGCCTGCGGGTCGCGATGGCATTGATGGCAAGGACGTTGAGCCAGAACTGATCCGTTCAATGCTGACCGAGGCGATTGCGGCATTGCCGCCGCCACGCGATGGCATTGACGGTGCTCCTGGAATTCCAGGCGAGAAAGGTATTCAGGGCGAGAAAGGTGACCCGGGCGACGTGGGTCTTACGGGCCGCGATGGCGTGGACGGGTTGCCGGGGCCACAGGGCGAAAAGGGACTAACCGGAGAGCGCGGCGAGAAGGGCGATCCTGGCGAAATGGGTCCGGTCGGACCGCAGGGCGAGGCTGTGGTTGGTCCGCCCGGCCCACAGGGAGAGATGGGGCCAGCGGGACCGGAAGGGCCACAGGGCGTTCCGGGGCAGCCGGGCGTAGGCCTCCAAGGAATTCAAGGTGAGAAGGGGGCCGACGGCCTGCCGGGCGCCGATGGCATGGACGGTATCGGCATTCTCAACCTGCAGACAGATACCGACGGGCACGCCCGCGTATTCCTGACCGACGGGCGCAGTATCAACCTCGGTCGCATACTAGCGATCGACGGCAAGGACGGGATGGATGGCGCACCGGGGCCGCAGGGAGAGCCTGGGCCACCCGGCCGCGATACCGATCCGGAGTTCGTCCGGTCGTTGGTTACCGAAGCATTCGCCGCCGTTCCACCGCCACGCGATGGCGTCGATGGCCTTCCTGGGCCGGTCGGTGAAAAGGGCGATCCCGGACAGAACGCGGATCCGGAATTTGTCCGCCTGCTCGTCACTGACGCTGTCGCGGCATTGCCGCCAGCGCGTGACGGTATCGACGGAAAGGACGCCGATCCAATTGTCATTCGCGCCTTGGTCGAGGAAGCGGTCAACGCCATTCCTAAGCCAGCTGACGGTAGGGACGGGCGTGACGGATCGGATGTCGATCTGGAATTCGTCCGCTCGCTGGTTACCGAAGCCGTCTCCGCTATTCCGCCCGCCCCGCCTGGCGAGAAGGGCGAGCCGGGCCCTGCTGGCCGTGACGGTTCCGATGCAGATGTAACTAAGATTGCCGCAGAAATCGACGATCGCATCAACGCGCTCCGCGAACAAATGAAGGGAGAGATCGGCGATGCCATCGGACGAGCAATGGCGACTGCTGATGAGATTAAGCGTTCAGTCGATGCAGCTTTGGCAACTGTCCCTCGCGGCTTCCTGGTTAATGCCGATGGCGATCTGGTATTCGTGCGCCGAGACGGCACCACTGAAACCGCCGGACGCGTCCGCGGAGATGACGGAACAACGCCGCCCGGTGTTGATTCATTCTCGCTAGATGCCGAGGGCAATCTTATCGCACACATGACGGATAATCGCTCGCTGTCCATCGGGCTGGTGCGCGCCGCCGACGGCAGGGACGGTAAGGACGGTAAAGACGGGGCACCGGGCCTCGGGTTCGACGATATGCGCTGGGAATATGACGGCGAGCGCACGATGACGCTGATCATGGAGCGCGACGGCCAGAAGCACACGCAGTCGTTCTATTTCCCGTTGCCGCTCGATCGTGGCATTTGGCGCGATGGGGAATACGTTCTCGGGGATGCGGTGACACGCGATGGCGCTGTCTGGTTGGCCCAGAAAACCACAACGGCAACGCCCGGCGTAGGTCCTGACAGCGGATGGCGCTTGGCGGTGAAGTCCGCGAGGAATGGACGGTCGGCCTACGAGATTGCGCGTGCCGCGGGGTTTAGTGGCACCGAGAAAGAGTGGCTGGCATCGCTCAAGGGTCCAGAGGGTAAACAAGGGCCGCCAGGTGTGCCAGGTCGCGATCGGACCTAATGTTCGACGGCATCGGTAAGCCTGCGTGGTTTCCCGATTGGCGCGGCTGCGTCGCTGTCATCGTAGCGTCAGGCCCGTCCGCCAAGAATGTTGATCTCAGCATCCTGGCACAGAAACAGCGCGTAAGGGTTATAGCGATCAAGGAGTCGTGGCGGCTCTGCAAGCCGGACGTAATTTATGGCTGCGATCGACCATGGTGGCACGCCAATATTGGCATGCCGAAGTTCTCTGGCCTCAAGGTCGCGTATGACCCACTGCTGCACGAGCAGTATCCCGACATTCATCTGATCAAGATCGACATGCACAAGGACGACATCCTGTTGGAGCGTCCGGGGTTTGTCGGATCAGGCGGTAATAGCGGGTTCCAGGCATTAAATTTGGCGGTGCAGTTCGGTGCGCGACAGATCGCGTTCGTCGGTCTCGACGTGCATACCCGCTCAGGCCCGCACTGGTATGGCCGCAACGAATGGTCTGGGGCGAACAATCCCGGAGAAGCCAACTTTCGCCGTTGGCGCCGCTCGTTCGCCATCGCCGCCCGGACGCTGTCCAACATGGGCATCGATGTCGCCAACGCTACGCGGTTTTCCGACGTGAAAGAGTTTCGGTTCGTGCCCTCGGTGGAGGTTGCGCTACAAGAATGGAAGATGTGAATGACCGATAAGAGCCTCGAGCATCTGCACAAGCAATTGCAGGCCTACGTCAAGATCGAGAAGGGGCTTGGCCGTGGGGAAGCGATCACCGCGGCGGCCAACATGCTGCGGTTGTTCGAAGGCGCCTGCGGAATGGAGCGCACCGCTGATCGGCTGGAGGCCGAATAGTCGTGCTCGACCGGCGGTGCACGGTTTTTCTCGGCTTCGACCCGAGGGAGGCGGCGGCTTACGCTGTCGCGCGATACTCGGCACAGCGTCGCATGTCGACGAAGCTGCCGATCTACGGCGTGGTATTGGATGATTTGCGTGGCAGAGGCCTCTATCGCCGCGAAATGCAGATGCGGGATGGTCGGCTCTGGGATGTTATCTCTAATGCGCCGTGCAGCACTGAGCACGCCATCGCACGGTTCCTCATCAAGGAGCTCGCCCAAGAAGGTTGGGCGATGTTCGTTGATGGAGACATTTTGGTGCGTGGGAACCTGACGCGCATCTTCGATGAGCTTGACCCGCGGTATGCGCTGTATTGCGTCAAGCACGCCCCCTCCATGGACGAGGGGACCAAGATGGATAATCAACTGCAGTGGACCTACGAGCGCAAATGGTGGAGTTCCTGCTTCATCCTGAACGTCGACCATCCGGCGAATAGAGCGCTCACGGTGGATATGATCAACGAACTGCCAGGACGAAACCTGCATCGCTTCTGCTGGCTGGCCGATAACCAAATCGGCGAGCTGGGGTTGGAATACAACTATCTTGTGGGTGTCTCTCCGCAACCGCTTGTGTCGCCAAAGATTGCGCATTTCACCTTGGGCTGCCCGGATATGGACGGGTATCGCGACTGCGAATTCGCCGAGGAATGGCGGGCTGAGCTAACGTCCTGGGCGGCGGGCCACTGACTTTTGGGTGTCGGGGACAATCTTATAGCGAGTTCCTTCGCTAAGGGCGCGCGTATGCGAGGCAAGCGCATCGCATTCGGTGATGGATTAAGACTCATCTGGGACCAGAATTCCGAGCCGGTGTTCCGCAACAATCCCAACGTCGTATTTCCAGGATCGCCGCTTAACGGCTCGGACGTCGAATGGGTGCGGTTCTACAAAGGCTGTCGTCAATATAGCACGCAAGAAGGCGACCGTTGGCGTTTCAACTACGATTTCCACGTGCAACCCGGCGAGTTCTTCTTTACGGCTGGGGATGAAGCAGCCGCCGAGCGGCTATCGCTTCCAAAGAAGTTCGTGGTCATCGAGCCACACGTCAAACGTCATGTTACGATCCGCGCCCCATATCTGGTTAACAAGCAATGGTCCGTTGACCGCTATCAGCAAGTCGTCAATGAGCTATCCGCACGTGGCATTCGCGTGTTGCAATTCGTTTATGGCGACGTCCCACGCCTGCACAATGTCTGGCTTATCCAAACACCATCATTCCGCTCTGCTGCGGTAATCCTCGGTAAGGCCGCATTGTATGTTGGAGCCGAAGGCGGCATGCACCATGCGGCGGCAGCGGTTGGGACGCCAGCCGTTGTGTTGTTTGGCGGCTGGTTGCCGCCATCGGTTCTCGGTTACGACGCGCATGCAAATCTTACCGGCGGTGCCACGGAAGCCTGTGGCCGGCTGCGGCCATGTGAACATTGCGCCGCAGCGATGGATCGCATCACCGTCGATGAAGTCTTAGCGGCGGCCGAGACGAAACTTAGGAGGTAGACGATGTGCCTGTCATTGCCATGGTTGATCGACCTGCTGATACGCATCGTCATCGTCGTCACGGTCATTGCAGTCCTATATAAGTTGGTGCCGTATTTCCTGAACATGCTTGGCATGGCCAGCGATCTAGTGATGCAGGTCATCAAGATCATCGTAGCCGCCGTCGTCGTCATTTTCATCCTCTGGCTGCTCTATGATCTGGTCACTTGCGCGGGACTCGGGATGACCCCTTACCGTCGCCTCCCGTGATAGGGAGGTCACGATGGACAGCACAGAATACCGTAGGGGAATTCTCCGGGTCGCCGGTCACGCCGGGTTCGTCCAGGGCATGATCGAGCAGTATCTGCCGCCCGAGCATAAAATCATTGCCAGCCGCGATATCGAGGGCGACGCGCTCTATCGCGGATACCTCGTCGAGGGGCCGGATATGCCGGTGGTCGAGACGGGCAACTACGCCCCGGAGGTGACCCTGCTGTTCGGCATTGATAACGACGGCCGGGCGTTCTGCTACTGGCAGCATCTGGCGCACAAGCGCTGGCCTGCCAACCCGGACGCCAACCCGACGTTCTCCGACTGAGATGGAGCAGCGGCAGGTGGGGCGTTTCTGGCGGGTCCACCGGACGGATCCATACCTCGTCATTCTCGGCATAGGGCTGGCCACGGCACTTATCCTGTGGATTCTGTAAGCCGGGTGCTACGGGAACGGCTGATCACCGACGTGCAGCGGCTCGGCTCCCGCCAGCCCTGCGTGATCGCGACAATGGACATTCTTGACCGCCTCGAGGAGCGCAACGTCGAAGGCGATTTCGTCGAGTGCGGCGTTTGGCACGGCGTGCATCCGATCCTGGCTAAGGCCTACGTTGAAGGGCGCGGTTATCGCCCGCGAAAATACTGGTGCTACGACACCTTCGCGGGCATGCCGCCCTGCGGTCCAGAGGATCAGAACTATCGGGGCGGCCGCCCGCACGACAAGCCGAAGGACTGGCTGCTGGCGCCACTAGCGGAGGTCAAAGACAACTTCGCCGCGCGCAAGCTGCTTGATAAGTCGGTCGAGTTCATCGTCGGCATGGTCGAGGACACGCTACGGGGAACGCGGCTGCCGCAAAGGATCAGTTATCTGCGATTGGATACTGACTTCTACGCCTCTACCCTGATCGAACTGCAGGTGCTGTATCCGCTGCTGGTTTCCGGCGGGGCGCTGGTGCTGGACGATTACGGATGGTGGTTGGGCAGCCAGAAGGCGGCCGACGAATACTTCGGCAAGGGGCTCGCGATGACCGAGATTGATCGCGGCGCCCGGCTGATCTGGAAGTCGTAGCTGGACTACTGGATCTTTGCCGGCTTGTGCGTCGCGGCATTCGCTGTTGTGGCGCTTAGGTATTTCCTATTTTGACCAGGACGGTGGCATGAAACTGGTCAATGGCTGGTGGTGTCCGGACTACGACGACAACCTAAACGTCGCCATCAAAACCGTCCCGACCTTTGCTGGCCGCCCGACCTATATGCTGAAGTGGTTTTTGCGCTGCACGCCGTATATTCGCGATTTCCGCCATGCCGTCGATGTCGGAGCGCATATCGGCCTGTGGTCATGGCCAATGTCGCGCTGCTTTGTCAGGGTCACGGCGTTCGAGCCGGTGAGCACGCACGCTGAATGCTTTGTGCGCAATCTGAACGGCTTCGCGAATGTCACGCTACGCCAATTGGCTCTTGGTGCGACGGAGGGCGAGGTCGACATGGCGATCAAGCCCCCTTGGTCGGTCAAGGCGCGGGTGCGAACCAAGGAAGTCGGCGCTCCGAGTATTTGCCCCATGACGACGCTAGACGATGCGATTGATCCAGACGGGCTCGACTTTCTCAAGATCGATTGCGAGGGATATGAGCTGCGCGTTATCGAAGGCGGCGAGCAGGTTATTCGGAATGCCAAGCCGCTCATTCTCATTGAGCAAAAGCCGCTGAACGTCGTGCGCTATGGCTTTGGCCAGCAGGCGATCGAATTGCTGCAGGATTGGGGCGCCACGGTGCATTGGGATGCAGGCGGGGATTTTTGCATGGGTTGGGTTTAATGGCATTTGACGAACGCAACATGCAGCGCCGTGTGGCTGGACCGCACGATATCCGTCTGGACGGTATCCTCGATCTCGTGCTGCGAGCACGCGGCGCGTCGGTGATGGACATCGGCTGTAATCGCAGTCTCGTCGGGTTTGAGATGGCGAACAACGGTGCTCGTCTGGTGCATGGCTGTGACAACTACGCTGATGGTATTGATTTCGCGCGCCACCTGTTCATGGATTTGCGCCAGGTTGAGTCGCAGTTTGAGGTGGTTGATCTGTCGAAGGGATATACCTCGCTCGCGCCATTTCATGGACATCGCTACGACATAACGCTTTGCCTGGCGACGTTGCACAAACTGCGACGCGTTATGAGAGATGCGGACCTCTGTGAACTGGTCCGTCATTTGGGCAAACGCACAGGTAACTTCTTTGGCTGGCGCGCGACTTCGGAAAAGTTCGACGAGAATGAGGCAGAAATGGCGCTGCTTGACCGCGAACTCGGTGCCGTCGAGATGCGCCGCGTTCACACCAGCTATCTGAGCCGCAGTCTTGGAGTAAGTGCCATCTGGGCGCGGGGTTACTGAGATGTGGCCGCCCCAGATGCTGCAATACGAGCCGGAGTTCGACGCGTTCGTGGACCTCTTGCTGGATGTCGGCGCGCGCTCCTATCTGGAGATTGGTTGTAAATTCGGCGGGACGCTTTGGCGCGTCGGCATGGCCTTACCAAACGGCTCAATGTGCGTCGGCGTGGATTTTCCGCGTGCGCCTGAAGCGTCGTCGTATCATTCGATGCGAAGCGTGATCCGCAGGCTGCAGGATGAAGGCCGCGAATGCACCGTGGTTTGGGGCGACAGCACGTCTCGCCCGGTGATCGACAAGGTGCGTTCCCTTGGCCCGTTCGATGCCTGTTTTATCGATGCCAATCACTCGCGGCCGTATGTAGAGAAGGACTGGCAGAACTACGGCCAGATGGCGACCAAAGTCGTCGCCTTCCACGATATCTGCTGGCAGAGATCCGGCGTTCCGGCGTTCTGGAACGAGACCAAGGCTGGGCATCACTACTCGGAACTGCGTTATGATCCGGGCGGGGTGAACAACGGCATCGGCGTGATCTACAAATAGGGGTTGGTGATTTTGCTGATTGGCGTTCTGCTGATACTCCTCTTTGGCAGCGGTAGCTTCTACTATGGGCACTGGTGAGCCGAGACTAACGGTCCTGACGTTTCTCTGGGGTGACCGCTACGGCGTTGAATACGTCGATCGCCTTGGCAATGCGCTGCAACGCCACATGGACGTCCCCTATCGCTTTGTCTGTGTGACCGACCGCCCGCGCATCCTGGGCCGCTCCGTATCGCATCAGATCCCTATCCGCGACCCATTACTGACCAAGCTGCAGGGCTGCTTCTGTCGGCTGCGCGTGTTCGACCCAGAATGGCAGCGCAACGACCTTGGGCTGGCGATCGGCGACCGCATCCTGGTGTTGGACCTGGATATCGTTATCGTCGGCAAGCTGGCGCCGCTGTTGGCGCGCGACGAAGCGTTCATCATCTTGCAGGGCGTCAACAACCATCGCCTGCTATTCAACGGCAGCGTGTGGCTGACCACGGCAGGCTACCGCCCAGACGTGTGGGACGATTTCAGCGTCGAGGCGGCGTCCGAGGTGCCCTACGCGATTTTCCCGGACGATCAATCATGGATGGAGCACAAGCTGGGTGCGGACGCAGGCGCCTATCTGCCCGAGCGCGACGGGGTCTGGGCGTTTCGCAAGAAGTCGTGGCCGAACGGCATTGACCTGCCGCTCAACGCCAGGATCGTCGCGTTCCCCGGCTCGCGTGACCCGGCGCAGTTCGTCAACCTGCCGTTTGTAAGGCGGAACTGGCTTGGCATCGGATAACGCGGAGGACGACGCCGCTCGACGATGGGCCTGGGCGTCGGGTATTCCGCACGAGTTGGCCTATTGGCGAAAGTGGCTGTCGGGCAAGAAGGGTCCCGAGGAAGCGGCGCTCATGCAATCGTTGTTCGATCGCGTGTGGCGTCATCCGTTTCACGCCGATGTCGAGGCGGCGATAACCCGGCCTCCCGGCTCGCTGGTGCGCGTGCTGGACGTCGGCGCCGGCCCAGCCTCGATGCTCGGCTGTCACAGCGACAAATACGCCATTCAACTGACGCCGATCGATGCCTTGGCGGACGATTACCGAGAATTGCTGAAGGAACTGCGGCTGCCAGTGCCGCCTGTTCCCACCGTCCAATGCAAGGCGGAGGAAATCGGCCAACGCTTTGGTCCAGACAGCTTCGAGGTGGCGCACGCGAGCAATGCCCTAGATCACTGCGCAGACCCGCTGTTGGCGATCTGCGAGATGGTCAAGGCGCTGGTGCCTGGCGGGCTGCTCTACATCCGCACGCATGACGACGAAGGCGAGCGGCGCGGCTACGCGGGCTTCCATGGCTGGAATTTTCAGGTGCGTGACGGTTCGTTGTTCCTGTGGCGGCCGGGCGCGCTACGGAACCTGTCCGAGATGTTCCCTGGCAGCAGGCTCACGGAAGTTTCGGGGGATATCGTATTCTCCTACACCAAGGAGACGGCTGAATGCTTCACGTAGCCACCATGTTGTGGAAACCAAATCAGCATAGCCATCCGTTCTCGGTCTATGACGAAGCTTGGGTTGAGAAGCTGTATCGCGGGGTCAAGCGCAATTTGACCGTGCCGTTCCGTTTCGTGTGTTTCGTGGACGAGCTACGCGATTTCGCAGAGACAGAAATCCACCAGGAGCTGATGGTCACGCCGGATCCGGATTACGGCGCGCAGGCCGAGGTCTACCGGCTGGATGAACCGACCCTGTTTCTACAGCTTGATACGATCGTCGTCGGCAATTGCGATCTATTTGTCGAGTATTGCCTGACACAGCAAGACATCGCGCTATCCCGCGATCCCTATGTTCCGACCCGCACCGTCAACGGCGTGGCACTAATCCCTGCCGGGCATCGCCGTGTGTGGGACGAATGGAAGGGCGAAACCGATCTGACGTGGATGCGACGGCAGCAGACGCGATGCATCGAGGATATCTGGCCGAACAAAAAATATATCCTGAGCTATAAGGCTCAGGTGCAGAAAGTCGGCGACGGAAACCCTCCTCCTGATGCCAGAATAATTTATCTACATGGCAGGCCGAAATGCCCTGATCTTCTGCATTTCCCCTGGGCCCGAAAGAATTGGTATTGAGCCTCTGGTTGGTCACTGGCGGTGCGGGCTTCATCGGCACGCATCTGTGCCGTGCGCTCAACGCCAGGGGCGATGATGTCCGAGTGCTGGACGACCTGTCCAACAGCAACCGGTTCCCGCCCGACGTCGAGGCAATCCAGGGCGATGTCACGGACGCTCTGGATTTGCGTGAGGCACTGGAGGGCGTGGACGGCTGCTTTCATCTGGCAGCGGTGCAGCCAGACGCTCGTGGAGACGACCGCTGTCGCGCGTTCCGAACCAATGTTGGCGGGCTGGTGGCGCTGCTCAATGCCGCGTCTCAGTCAGCCATCCTTCCCATCGTCTATGCGTCGTCCGCAGCGATCTACGGCAACGCTGAATGCCGGGTGAGAGAAGCCGCGTATCCCAAGCCGATTTCACCCTATGGCGCGGAAAAGCTCTCCGCCGAGGTGATGGCGAGCGTCGGTAACCACGTCCAAGCCACAGGTCTGCGGCTGTTTAACGTTTACGGCTTAGGCTGCCACGGCGTGGTGGCGAAGTTCCGCAACAGCATCACACGCGGCGTGCCTGTCGAGGTCTGTGGCGACGGGCGGCAGACGCGCGATTTCATCCATGTATCCGATGCGGTCGCCGCGTTGATGGCGGCGATGGGCGTCGAATGGCCCGGGGCGCTGAATGTGTGCACCGGCCTACCGACCACCGTTCTCGCCCTGGCGGCGATGATGGCGGCGCTTGCGGGAAAGCCGCTCGAGGTGCGGCACGTCCCTGAGCGGGCGGGAGACATCCGCCATTCCACCGGCTCGCCCGAGCTGTCCAGGCGCGTCCTTGGGCTGGGTGAGCCAAGGGCATTGAGTGATGGTCTAACGGCGTATCTGAGCGATGGCATTTGAGGGCATCCGGCACCATGAAGTTCTGCAAGGCAGGCCACGTGCTGGACGTAACCACCACACGCTTTGACATCAACTCGAACGGCAGCCGGCGCGTGACGTGTCGGATTTGCGAACGCCTACGGAAGTATCAACTGAAGCTGGCACGCAAGCTGGGGTATTCCAGCCTCGCCGAACTGCACAGGTTGGCGGTCGGTGATTGATCCGGCGCGGGTTGCGTTCTGGAAGAGCGATAATTTATCGAAGCCGAAGTCCGATCTGTTCGAGCGCATAGGCGCCCGCGTAACGGCGGCGGGCGGCAAGATGGTGCGCGGCGATGTGGCGCAACTCGCCGAATATGCCGACCAGGGACTGCTCCCCATTGCCGGATGTGAACCGAAGCTGACGCAACTGATTGCCGATTGGCGCGCACGCAATGTGGTATGGGGATACTGGGATAGAGGTTACTTCCTTCGCATATACGCCTGCGCCGATTTCAACCGTGCCCGAAGTGGCTCGGGATTTTACCGCTGGCACATCGGCTCATATCAATGCCAGCGTCTCCTTGATGTTCCCGATGACCGATGGAAGGCTCTGCGGCTTCCCGTTGCTGAGTGGCAAAAGGGCGGTCGGCATATCGTCATCGCCGCACCATCGCGCACCTACGCGCGGTTTCATCGCATAGAGAGTTGGATCGCTGACACTATAGATGCATTGGCCCGCGTCACCGACCGACAGCTGGTGATCCGCGACAAGGAACACGTCCGCAATCGTCCTCTGCAGTTGGACCTGAAGGGCGCCCATTGCGTTGTCACTCACGGCTCCATCGCTGCGGTTGAGGCGGTCGTCCTCGGCTACCCGGTGTTCGTCGATCCATCATCCGCTGCTGCCCTCGTCGGGCGCACTGATCTCAAGCAGATCGAGAAGCCGCGCTATGCCGACCGCCAACCATGGCTCAACTCGCTGGCCTACAGTCAGTGGGATGAAAATGAACTGATAAACGGTGCTTTATGGAAGATGCTCCAGTAACGGAAATTGCCGACACCTTCTCGCTTACCATATCGTCGAAATTCAACTACCCCGATGTGGCCCTCTTCGTCCTGGCCCTCCGTGATCGTCTTGGCCTGCAGCACTTCGTCGAAACCGGGGCGTTTCTCGGTGCTACCGCGCGTTGGGCATCGCAGCATTTCGAAGTCGTCACCACGATCGAGATCAACCCGACATTCCACGGCATGGCGTCGAGCAAGATGCCCGCCAATGTGCATTGCCTGCTGGGTGACAGCCGCATTCTGCTGCCGCAGATCGCCGCAGGCCTCACGACCCCAGCGCTGTTCTATCTCGACGCGCATAACGTCAACGGCCTGTTCGGCAGCCGCCCCGATGACTGCCCCACCCTGGACGAGCTCGAGGCGGTCCTGCCGCTGCCGTCATGCGCGGTGCTGATCGATGACGCTGACACCTTCACCGGTAAGAACGGCGCGTGGCCATCGGTGTTGCAGATCGCAACCCTGGTGGCACGGCACGGCCAAACCGGCGGGGTCAGTCGCAACATGCTCGCGTTGGTGCCGCGTGAAGCGGCGGATTTGCTCCATGCTTTCATAATACAGAAGGAATACCCATGAGTGACGCCCCCCAACAGCCACCGCAGGAAACGCCGTCCGGCGTCGGCTTCGGCGAGCTGAACATTGATGACAGCAAGATCGATGTTATCCGCCATCCAGATAATGCCCATCTCGACCAACCGAGTGAGCCGGAGCAGCCGCCCGCATGATGCAGGCAGAGCTAGAGGCCGAGGTCTGGCGTAACGTCGGGGAAATTCGCTATCGCGGTCTGCCGCTGATCGAACAGGGCAGCGTCGTAGCGCAGTTTGGTCCCGGCGAACACGAGCTTGACGGCGGTGTAAAGTTTGTCACTGAGGGCACGCCTGAGCTCGACCTGGTCGTCGTTCACCATCCCGAAAAGCGGCTATTCGACATCCACGTTACGCGCATCGGCCGCACGCCGTTCTATGACGGACTAGAGGAACGCCAGGTTCCCGACATGGCTGACGTGCTGCCCGAGCGGATTTTCATCGCCGATGACGAATTCCTCGATATCTATCGGACCAATCGTCCATACTCAGACCAGCACTACGCCGTATACGCCGAGGTATGTCGCGAGCTGAAGCCGAAGAAGATCCTCGAGATCGGCGTGCGTGCGGGCTATTCCGCTTGGACCATGCTGTCTGTCGTGCCAGACGCGACCTATGTCGGCCTGGATGCTGACAACGGCACCAACGGTGGCGTCACCGGCTATGTCGAACATGCGGAGGCGATGCTGCGGCGCGAGTATCCGGCTGCGTCGGTCAATGTGTTTCGTGCCAACTCCCAACGGCTGATCTCGCTCGATCGGCGCTATGACCTGATCCATATCGACGGCGCCCATAACCACGACGAAGCGCTCCGCGACATGGAACTGTGCGCGCCGTTCGCCGACTATCTTCTGGTCGACGATACGTCGTCGATTACCACGGTGCGGTCTGCGCTGAACGAGTTCCTGGAGGCGCATGGTTTCTCGGCGTGGCGTTATGAGACATGGCACGGGATCGTGCTGATCGATACCCGACCAGCCGCTGGCAAATACGCCGCGCATTATTGTCCAGAGGTGTTCGAGCAGGCATCTATCGAGCAGGCGAAGGCGATCATCCTCACGGAAGAGCCCAACCAGGGCCTGACCACCGCTCACCGCTGGGTTAAAGAGACGGAATGGTTGCTGGGGAAAATGATGTTCCCGAGAGGCACCATCCTCGACATAGGCTGTGGCATTGGACGGTTGTCCAAGCCACTGCTGCATCGCCATCGGATCATTGGCATTGACGGCTCAGCGTCTATGCGGGCTAGCGCCGAAGAATACGTCGGCGATCAAAAGCGGTTCGCGGCCATCTCGCCGGACATTTTCCAGAAGATGGTGTTCCATCGTGAGCTGGCCGCCCAGGGCGCGTTCGCCGTCTGGGCATTACAGCACATGATGCCGGACGATCTGAGGAATCTAATCCGCGCGGTGTGGGAGGCGCTGGAACCTGGGGCGCCGTTCTATACGATGGACGGCAACACGCGTTTCGTTCCGGTCGAGTTCAGGGGCAAGTTTGGCTGGCTCGACGACCAGTTCAGCGTGCCCGACTATCTGCGGAAGGCCGGCTTCCTACTGCACGAGGAAGAAGAGATGCCGGTCGAGATGTTCCCGACTGGCCAAGCCACGCTGCGGCGGTGGATACGGCGGAGATAGTCCGCCCCTCCCGCTGGGAGGTATCACATGAAACCAGATAGAATGGCGGCGTATGAAGCGCCGCGGCCGGCCGAACCAGTTCGCCGAACGCAGGACGTCGTGTTGCGTTATGCGGGACGCGGCACCAGAGTTACGGTGCAGATACCAACCGGTATTAACACCGATCTGATTAGCTATCAGGGGCGCACGTTCATTCGGCGCACCGGCTATTTTTCCGAGGCGTCGATCTGGCCAATCCTTGCGGAATTAGATGGGTGAGCGATGCCGAGGCCTTGGTGCGGATTGTTTAGGAGTGGCTCGATCGGAGATTCGATTATTGCCTCTTCTCCCGTCGCGTTGCTGGCGCAGAAATACAACGTTGAGGTCATCGTCGACCACCCATATGGCAGTATCTGGACGCACAATCCGCACGTCGCCAAGCTGACGGAACTACCAAAGGGCCATGTCCCACTAGATGGCGATTGGCAGCGGTGGATGCGGCAGAAGGCTAAGGAATTCGGCGCATTCTACAATCTGTCGCATAGTTGCGAGGCGCTGATCGCGTTGCCGCCGAGCATGTCGTGGTTCTATTGGTCGGCCTCGATGCGCCGCAAGATATGCGACCATAATTACCTTGAGGTGGCGCACGACGTTTGCGAGGTGCCGCACGATTTCACCATCGGCCCGCGGTTCTATCCGAGCGATGAGGAAGTTGCCGATGCCATCCGGGTTAAGGGCACGGTTGGTGAGCGGGTCATCGGACTGGTGCTGTCAGGATCACGGCAGGACAAGATCTGGCCGTGGATGGCGAACATGGTTGCCAAGGTGCTGCGGGATATCAAGTTGCCGATCGTTCTGTTCGGCGGACCGGGCAAGGATGTGGAAATCGCCGACCGCATTCTCGAGCAGGTAAAATACCAGAACAACGACATCGAAGGCCTGCACTGCTGCATCAGTAAAGACACTCGTGAGGCCACCGTCGAGTGGTCGATGCGGCGCAATCTGGCGCAGATCGCCCAGTGTGACCTGATAATCACTCCTGATACCGGCCTCGCGTGGGGCGTGGCGATGTTGCCGATGCCGAAGATAGTGCTGCTCAGTCACGCGTCGCCCACCAACATTACCAAGCACTGGGTGAATACCATTACGCTGCACGCTGACCAGGCGCGTGTCCCGTGCTGGCCATGTCACCAGTTGCACGAAACGCCAGAGACCTGCGTGAAGGCGGAGAAGGCCGATGCTGCCGCCTGCATCACCGATATCCACGATACCGTCGTGCTGGACCACATCAAGCAATGGGCCGACCGGAAGGTCAGCGGACGATGTGTGGACCTTAACGTAGCGAACGTCGCGCCGATCACCGAAGGCTATGTCGGCCTGCGGCGCGCCGAAGCGGCCGACTAACCAGCCCCCCAAGCAGCCCCCCTTCTTCGAACAATCCGAGTCTTTTGAGCGGGGGAATGGTTTCCCCGCGTTAGCGCGTGGGAGACGACTAAATGACTGGTATCAGCACCGGGGCAGCTGTGGCGTTGCTCGACTGGAATCTTGGCGGAGCCACGCCAACGCGTCCATCTACTCGAGCGGTCGGTCTGTCGATTGGCACACCATCAAGCATTTCCGCCAGTGAGATGGCGACGGGTGAAGGCGTCACCCGGCAGGTCGTCGTCTATAACTCCGCCATTGCTGCTGGCATGTCAGCTGCAAACTCTGGAGCATTTACTTTTGGGCCGTTCTCCAGCGCTCGCACCGTCGCTGGGTTGCAAGTCTGGGACCACGGCACAACCGGGAATGGAACCATGTGGTGGTTCGGCACGCTTGCAACAGCCCGGACGCTCGGTGTCGGGGACAGCTTGGTCTTTAACGCGGGTTCATTGGTCCACACGCTTACGTAACGAATATTCTGCCAGATATATAAGGGCTTGTGCAATGTAGTGTGGTATAGTATGACACTGATGTGAGCGAGAGGCCGGGGCGTGCAACCGCCGCCGACCTCTCTGACCAACCAGATGAGGAGACATCTGAAATGGCTGAGATCAGGGTATGCACGAAGTGCGGAAGCGACAACATCAATGCGTGGGGCGATTGCGTCCCGTGTCTTAGAGTTCGTGTCGCGCGATACCACGAGCGCCATAAGGAAAAGGTCAAGCGACAACGCAAAGAGCGTCAGGCGACCACTATAGACGGAGCGCTCTATGTGTGGTCTCACAGCACAGCCCAGAGACTGCGCAAGACCACTCGCAGAATCGTAGCTTTCAATGACGGCAAACCAAGGACCAAGCCCGGTCCTGGAGGTTCCATAACTGCCGCTCAGCTTCGCGAGTTGTGGCTCCAACAAGACGGGATGTGCGCCCTCACTGGGTGGCCAATGGTAATACGGAAAGGGGAGCCATCGCTACAATCGGCCTCAGTGGATCGCATCGATAAAACGAAGCGTTATGATATCGACAACCTTCGACTAGTTACCCTACAAGCGAACGCTGCGCGTCTGTTCGGAACGGACGATGACCTGTATCGGTTCTGTGAGGATGTAGTGGCCGCGAGTGAAGGCCATGAGTAATCCCAAGACACGGCCGCCGTTTTGTCCAAAGTGTGGTGGAACGGACTTCTCGGATAGTAACTATTGCAGATCGTGCCACAGAGCTCGCAACAAAGCCTACCTTCTCTCCCCTCTCGGTCAGGCATTCAAGGAGCGAGAAAAGCCGAAGAGAACGGTCTATAATAAGACCTATTGGCAGATAACTAAGCCAACCGTTCAAGCGAAGGCGGATGCAGATCGAGAAGCCGGCCTTCCAACTGAAGCGGCACTCAAGGCAGCAAAGTATAAAGCCGACCATCCGGACAGGTTATCGGAGTCTCTGGCCAAGTTCTATGCATCCGAAAAGGGCATGATCTACAAGTGGTCAAATATTACAGCGGCTCATACGCGTAAGCGCGCGGCTACCGATTTGCCAGCTGCCTTTCTGCGAGAATTGTGGAATAAGCAGGGCGGTATCTGCCCGTTAACGCATCGCACGATGAAGATAGCCGGCACAGGCTATGTTCTTGATGCTCCGTCACTGGATCGGATTGATCCAATCGGCGGGTATGTCGCAAACAACGTGCGCATCGTTACGTTCCAAGCCAACTCAGCGCGAATGAACGGCACCGATGCCGATCTGCTCGCCTTCTGCCGCGCCGTCCTTGCCTATCGCGATAAACTGAAGCGTTAGTCTTAGCGGCTCCGGTCGCTGATTGGAGCGACCGAATGTCCCAATCCTTCGACGCGTCGGTGATCGCCGATACGGTCGAAGAAATACGTGTGCCATATCCGCATGCTGCGGAACTGATTGAGCAGCTGTGGGCCGAGTTGCAGGAATGGACCGTAGGCGAACGTATAGCTCCGGTGCCGATGACCGAGTCGGATCGCAGCGGTCCGTTCCTCGGCAAGCCGGAGGTAGACGTTGAGTTCTTTGACACCCGTGGTGATGTCTGCGGCTCGACGACGGTCGGTCTAGAAGTGCGCATCAATGATCGTGGCATTTTAATCATCTCTGAGACGCAGTGCGGGTTTACCGCACCGCATCTTCTATCGGTAGCCGGATATCGTGTGTGGTTCGGCTCCAACTTTGTGGAAGCGAATGTCTCTCCCGTCAAACTCATGACGGGCGATACCTACTTCCTGTCGCTCAACCTGCCGATCCGGATTGGTCGGGACATTAGTCACAATCCCGGCGATGAAGGTCCGCCGCGGCCGATGCCGCCTGATCCACGGACGTCCAAACTGAAGGCGCACTGATGTCGGGCAGCAAGACGATCACCAACATCGCGCTGTCTAACCTGCAGCTGCCGCAGAGCGCGCCGCCCGGAACATTGGTGGGTCAGATCACCATATCTACCAGTGATGGCACGCCGTTCTCTGGGACGGTTACCTTGGGCGGGCCATTCGCTGGATCCTTCACGGTCACCGCCACGCGGGACCCGTATTCGATCAGCTCTATCTCGCTGAGCAATCAATCCTTGGCTCCCAATCCGACGGTCGGCACGCTGATCGGCACAATATCCGTCGTCTTGTCGGACCAAACCGCATTTGGTGGCGGGGTAGCGGTCAACGATAGTCGGTTTTCGATTTCTGGTTCCAATCTATTCGTCGCCGCGAGCCTAACCAATGGCACGACGTATCCTATAACCATCACAGCTACGGACCTCGCCAGCCAGAATCAGACGTTGTCGGCGCCATTCCAGATAACGGTTCAGGCTGCGGCGGTGGTGCCAGGCCCGCTGACCGCCATTTCCTCGCCGCTGCAGACCAGCACCACGATCGACGTCTTGTGGGCGCCGCCGACTGCTGGTGGCGCTTTGGACAACGGTCTGCACCAAATCCAATACAAGACAAACGCCGCTACGACGTATCAGAATGCCCAAGCGGTCACATACTGCACGTCCGGGCACGGCTCAGTCGTCGATGCGAGCGGCGTTACCTGGACGCTGGATGCGCAAAACCATCCGGTGGGTAACGGGACCTTCGTCGATACATCATCGACGGTGCAGAACATTGTTCGCAGCGGGGCCCTGATATGGACCTTGGACACGTTCAATGTCTGGTTTCGTTCGCCGGGCGGCCTTCCGCCAACCTGGACGCGTGATACTACTGGAACACCATACAGGCAGACGATTGCTGGACTGGTCGCCGCGACGACCTACAATCTCCGCGGCTTTGCCACCAATAGTGTGGGAACGGGAACAACCAGCGCTCCGGTAAACGTTGCGACGCTGCAGGCCGCCGCCCCATTGCCCGGGGTTCCAACGAATTTTCGGGCGATCAGCGTCGCGACAAATTCGGCAATTGTTGGCTGGGATCCGCCGACTTCTGGCGGGGCGCTCGATCAAGGCAGATACCAGCTGCAATATACCACGTCCGGAACCTTTACTGACAATGGGCCAACGACGCCTTATTGCACGCCCAGCACTGGCAGCGTGGTCGACGCATTCAGCAATACCTGGACGATTGTGCCAACCTCTGGTGGCCAGCCGAATGCGGTCATGGTCAATGGCATCTGGACAGGCGGCTGGAATTCGCCAACCGTCATAATGGTCAATGGCGTGATTTGGCACGTCAACGTCGGCGGTCAATGGTATAGCTACACCCCGACGGGGAATCTCGGGTCAAATGGCGGCAGCGTCGCTTGGGCCGGTCCGACATCTACTCCGCTCGCCTCGGTAAATATCCCGAACCTGACCACCAACACGACATACTCGACTCGGGTATATGCAACCAATAGCGCAGGATCCGGGCCGGCGACCGCTGCAATACAAGTCAGGCCAGTCACTTCGCAGCCTGGCAGCGCGCCGCCGCAGGCCGCGGCTGTTGGCTACACTCTGCGAACACAGGGGCCGAACGTGACGATCGGGCAGAATCAATTCGTGATCAGCCCCGGCGTCGTGCAGCAGGGCGATGGCACCATCCGCGACAATGGGCCGACCGACGGGAATTATCGTTTCAACTACCACTTTGGGCCTGGGTGGACACAAGGCAACGGCAATTGGTTCGGAACGGCGTTCGGTGGTGGCGGCTATTTCGAGATTGAGATGTCGATCTTCAACGACATCATTGGTTGGCGTCAGCCGGCTGAATCGGGTTGGCCAGCATGGTGGTCGGAAGCGCTGGAAGGAGCTGCTAACGGCTTCAGCAACAACTTGCCGCAAGATCAGCACGTTGAATTCGATGCCGCTGAGTTCCTGCCTGCGTCTAACAACGACTATTCCGCAGGCATCATCCACTGGTCAAATGCTGAGAGCCCAGCGGATCGTTTCAATAACACCGCGCTTGGCCTAGACAGTAACGTGCATATTGCCAATCAGGCCGACTTCTCTGGGCGGCATAAATACGGCTGGCTATGGGTTCCAGCCACCAATAGCACGCAAGGTTACATCAAAAACTACTTCGACAACGTCCAGGTCGGCCTGACATACACATGGACGCCCTACACTGGCGGCAACAAGGCGCAGGACCCTGGCGATCCGCCGTGGAGCCCCATAGACCAGCACCATCGTCGATTGCTGGTCGGCACCAACCTTGAGAATCCTATGGTCGTCTATTCCATGACGGTGTGGCAGAGGACTGACGCAAACAACGTCCGCGTCGGCGTTCCGCTGCCGCCGTGAGCTTTACCTATCGCCTGTTCACCACACAGCCGCTGCTTCCTGGAAGCTATGGGCTCGACATCACCGCGACGTCGAACAATGCCTATGGCTCGCTGCTCCGCTCATTTGTCATTACCGAGCCGGGCGCACCGCCAGCGCCGGATACCGGCACTACGCTGCGCAGCTTGACGGAGTTGCTGACGGTGATTTGGGCGGATGGTCAGGGATTGAACCAACTCAATGCCAAAGACTGTCGAGATACCGTCATCTCATTGGCGTTGCAAACCGCCGACTTCTCCCGTCTGCCGCGCTCCACCAGCGGATTGCCTACTGGCCGAGTATGGGTGGATAGCGCTGGTGTGGTGAAGGTGAACATCTGATGGCAACGAACCGCACGGTTGATGAACTGCTGCAGATGTTCCGCGAGGGGCTGCCACCGAAGGCCATAACCCCAGTCTACTTTCAAGACATGATCCAGTCGCTTCATCCCTCAACTGGATTATTCACTGGACTGCCAGCGACGCCTGCCAATGTGCAGCCGGGCTTCCTGTGGCTGAACGGCGATGTGCTGCAAATGTCGCTGGGTGGCGGCCCGGGAACACGGCTAGGTAATTATCGTGGCGCTGGCAACGCCGCACTTGCGGTCACAACACCACGCCAACGCATGCTCGCCAGGACGCAATACCTCGGTCGCGGCACATTCGGTGCCAATGCAACGGTATTCACGCCAAGTCCGCCGAGCCAGGGAACGACCTTTTCGGATAACTTCAACTCACATGATGCGAACAAGTGGGCATACGATAGCTTTGACGAGGGCGGCGACGCATTCTGGTCGGATGATCCGTCCCTTACACCGCAGATCTTCACGTTCACTGGCGGACGGCTAAACCTCAATATCATCGACGCGCCATCTGGTGGCAAGTCACTCACTAGTGGGATGACAGATACATTCAATGCGCCCAACAACTTCTCGCAATACCAAGGCTACGTGGAAATAGCCATTGCCGTCGACCGATACCCTGGGCTGTTCTATGAGATCGCTTGGATAACGCCGCCGCCATTCGCCTGGTCCGCTATTTGCCCCGTGCGTATCTGGACCGACGATGCAAACGTGCAGATGGTCCAGCAGTTCGCCTATGACGCCTCGATAGACGTGAGTTACGACAGCAATGGCGGATGGGATGCCAGCGTGCAGCATTCCTACGGGTTAGAATGGACGCCGTCGGCTGTTCGCATCTATAGGGACCGACAACAGGTGGGCAATTTTGGCAATCCCGGTGGCCCATACTCCGATGGGGTATCGCGCTATCTGAAAATGTATTGCCAGACCAACTTTGGTCCCAGCACCACGACAGTCAATCCGGCAGGTCTGCCAAAAGGCGCGCACATCGACTCAATTAACATGTGGTCGACAAGACCGTTCTAATGGTCGACACCGTCCGCACCGTCGATGAACTGATTAACAGCCTGTTCGCCAGCGGCCAGCTGCCGCATTCGATCAACGAGCAAGACGTGCGCGACGCGCTGGTGTCGATTTCGTTGGAGACCACCGATTTATCTTTACTGCCTCGCTCACCTGCTGGCCTGCCGGTTGGGAGATTGTGGATCGACCAGAACCTGGCGCTTCGGGTGGTCACGGTATTTCAGCCGGCCAACGTGGTTGGCAATATCTTCATGCGTGGGGCAGGACGCTTCGTCGCAGAGGCGCACTTGCCGGGGCCGCAGCTGATCGGCGCGGTCGCCACCCTAGCCGGAGCGGGTGGCGGATCGTTCAGCGGCACGTTTAGGCAAGGCACTTCTGTCTTTGCCTTCCCGGCAGGCAGCGGTCTGGTGGTGCCAACGCCAGTGCGACGGCTGGTTAGTTCGCAGCAACTGGCTGGATCTGGATTACTGGTTCCCACGGCTCGCCAGCGGATGCGGGCAACGCGCACTATCGGTGGTGCGGGGGCCCTGACGGCCAACGGCAATGTCAGCATTGGCGGCGGCACTATCATGACCTGGGCAAGTGGCCCCAATGTTGTCCGATCCAACGGCAATCTCACGTTCGCCAACGGCTTCGCTGAATTTGACGTAGCCTGGGTAGCGACCACCGGCAATAAGTTCAAATCGTCTGGCCGTTGGTATGTCGAGTTGTTTTCCATTGAACGTGCTGCCGACCAGGCCTACGGGATCGCCAACCCATCGATCAATAAAGCTGACGACCTTGGTGTCGATGAGAATTCATGGGCGCTGAAAGACAATTGGGACGGCACTGGTTACGACTTCTACAACGGCCTAACGACATACTTCACCGAAGTGGCGCCGCCCGCCGAGAACAGCGTCGTCAGCATTGCCATCGATTGTAATAACTGGAAGTGGTGGTGCCGCCTCGACGGCGGAGATTGGGCACCGCACGACGGCAATACGCAAGACCCATCCAGTGCCCAAGGAGGATTGGATATTCCGCCGAACCTACGAAGCGGTGGGGTATCGGTCGCCGCGTCGATTCAAGGCGGCCAGAATTCAGTCGACATGTATCCGTCATCCGCCACGTGGGTTTATTCGCCGCCGTCCGGCTTCAGCGCAATGTAGGAGACCCAAGTGGCATATCCGCTGACCGCGCCACTCGTTGAAGCGACGTTCGATCGGGTTCAAGCCGAGCTGGCGAACGTCAAGACGCCCGCACTGGAGATCCAGGCCGGCGCCGCTGTCGGCACGCCAGCATACAACGTGATAAACCTGGGGCAGGCGTGCATAAGCTATCGTGCGGACTTCTCAGTGATCTCCGGGAATTCCGCGCTATTGGCTCAGCTCATCCCTTACGTTCAGGCCCAGCTCGCTGGAGCATCGGCTCTGAGCGTCACGGCAGAGTATACGAATCTAAACACGCTCTGCGGCAACATCCTGACCGCGATCGGGACAGACTACCCGCGTGATGGATCGGGTCGGCTGCTCGACCGGACGTTCTCCGGCACCCAGGGGATTGTCTGGGTCAACTTAACCACCGCGCAGCTGCCGAACGTGCTGCCCGCGATTAGCGCGTTCCTCGCGGCGATGAATTGAATTGACCGTCTCGATAGACGCCGCGGCCTCTGCTGCCGCGACGACCGCGGGTGCCGTGACGCTGACCAACAGCAACCTGACGGTCGGCGCTGGTGCGACCGCGCTCCTCGCGTGGCTCGCTTTCGATGCAATAAACTTCTTTCCGACCGGCGTTACGGTCAAGTGGGACAACGCTGGAACGCCGCAGACCATGACGCAGGTAGGGGAAACCTCAAGCGGAAACACCAACGTTAACGTATATCTATTCGGCCTGCTGAACCCGACGGCAGGCAACAAGAACCTAACCGCGACGTGGACGAGTTCTGTCCCCGCCGCGCTCTCTGCGGTATCGTTCAACGGCTCGCTTAACGCGACGATCGCGGCGACGTTTCTCCACTTGGCCACTAACTCCGGAACAAGCGGGACCCCGAGCCTTTCGGTTACCAGCGCGACGGGAAACTATATCGGCACGCTGGGCGCCTCGACCGCCGCAATGACCTCGTGGACGGCCACGGGCTCGGCGGAGCTTTTTACCTTCACAGACGCGAGCTCTGAGAATTTCCGGGGCGCCTACGCGCCAGGGGCCTCGACCCTCGCATGGACCGCTGGCGCAACCTCTACTGAATGGTGCGCCGTTGGCATTGACGTTGCTGCCGTTCCTACGCAGCTAGGCTCAGGAACGATCGGTGGTGCGGGCGGGATCGTAGTTCCGCCGAAGCAATTGATGCTCGGTTCTACTTTGCGGTGGTAACATGGCGACGAAGTTCATCGGACTGATCGTTGGCACCGAGAGCAACGCGATCTATTCAGTGGTCAATCCCGACGATGACGAACATCTGGATCACTCCTCGCATCTTGAGCTAGGCAATGTGCGCAACGAACCGGTGCGCATGGTCAAGGTGCCACGCGAGCGATACGGCTACATGGGTGAGATGTCGGCAGACGATGTCTACAATCTGATTACCCAGTGGTATGTCGATGTCAGCGACATCTATCAGGGTAGCGAAAAGCTCGATTGGGCAGTGACCTGAGAGATCAGACGCTGGTAGCTTTCGAGGTGCGCGGTAATCGATAGAGCACTCGCGGCATAGCGCGCCGCGCTAGCTCGTAGGCGGTGCGCCAGGGCCTTATCTTCCAACAACCGCAGCACCGCTTCGGCCACCGCCTCTGGATTCAGACACGGCACTAGCAATCCGGTATCGCTATGGCGAACAAATTCGGTGACCGGTGCTGTGTCGCTTGCAACGATGGCGCAGCCCATCGCCAGCGCCTCGCGCAGTGACCATGACGCGACGAATGGATAGGTCAAATACACATGCGCGTCCGAGCGCTGCATGATATCGAGATAGAGCGAACGTTCAACGCGACCGGGAAACGCCACGCGAGCCGGGTCGATGGCTCCGCCAAGATGTTCCAACATAATCTGGCGCCACGGTCCATCTGGATGTCGCTGTCCGTAAGAAACACCGTCGCCACCAACCAATAGGACGCGGATGTCGAGGCGGGCGCGCAATAGGCGCGGGATGGCGCGCATCATGATGTGAAATCCGCGATAAGGCTCCAGGTCGCGGGCAACGTAGGTCACCAGTTTGTCGCGCGGCTTTATCGTCATGCCGCCGACGTGGAGCGTCTTCCGAGCGGCGACAGGGCGGCGCGCACCAATGTTCACGCCCTCCGGCACCAACGAAATAGATGGCTTCGCCCATGCCGGATAAGTCGAATGCTGCCAGTTGGTTGGGGTCTGCCCATGCTGACCCATGTCGAAGGCCAACAGGTTGAGCGCGTTTTTAGAGCGCACGATCGGATAGTCACTGATCAGCGTCGGGAATTCCGGATCGAAGCCGACATCGGCACCGCGGGTGCGATAGTAGAATTCGAAGTAGCCGAGCATCGGCGTATCCGGCCAGACGTCCGGAAGATTGAGCATCTCGCCCCAGCCATGGTGGCCGATGATGATATCGGGAGTAAAGCCGCCTTGCTTTACCAGTGCGGCGGTGTTGGCGACCGCGGCAGCACGGCGCATGGCGGCGTCTAAGTCGCGTGCTGCCGCATGCACATTATCCTCGGCCGGCCGCGTCTTCGGATAGAGCACGAGACGCACGCCGGGAATACGGTTGGGGCTTGGCACGCAGATAAAGACGATCTCGTGGCCCATCGCGGCCAAATGCCGGATGAGATGGAGATACTGACCGGGAAAACTCTGGTGCACGAAAAGGAATCGCATTGGCCCAGCAGTTTATCCTAACCGGCGCAACATCGTTCGTTGATCCTGGCAACTGGAACAATACTGCCAATACGGTCGAGGCGGTGGGTTCGGGTGGCGCTGGCGCGTCGCGTCGCTCAACCACACGCGGCGGACCGGGCGGTGGCGCTGGCTCATATGCTGGATCGACCGGCGTCACCATTGCTTCGTTCCCGGTCGCCGTTACGGTTGGCGCGGCGGCAGGTGCTGTGGCAACGGCGTTCGGCACCTTTGTCATCGCCGATGAAGGCGTCAATGCAACCACCGCGCTCGCTGGAACGGGCGGGGCGACGGCCAATTCGACCGGCGCCACCCGGTTTGCTGGCGGTGGTGGTTTCGCACCAGGCACCTCCAGCAGCCCAGGTGGCGGCGGCGGGGGTGCGGGTGGCCCGACGGCCGCTGGCGGCACAGCGACAGCTGGAGGTGGTGCGGCAGGCAACGGCTCTGGCGCGGGCACCACCGCATCTGTCGCTGGCGGGGTTAACGGTCGAGCTGGCACCCAATGGGACGGCACCCACGGCGTCGGTTCGGGTGGCGGCGGCGCCACGGCGTCAGGCGGTGCCCGGGGAACGGGCGGTGCCTACGGCGGCGGTGGCGGCGGTTCGCATGCTGGGACAACCATTGCGGGCGGCTTGGGATCTGATGGCCTAATTGTTCTGACTTGGGTGCCGCTATGGTCGGCATCCAGCACCCTTCCTGGCGCTGGCTCTCTGACGGCAACCAACACGCAAGTCCTCGCAGCGTCTGCCACGCTAGCAGGCGCCGGGGACTTCGATGCATATCCTAACCCGGGCTCGTGGACTTTCGCTGGGCAAGGCGGGCTAGTCGCCGATGGCCAAGTCCCCGCCACTGGCCCGACCACCTGGACAGGGTCGGCAACACTCGCAGGTGCCGGTGGAATAACCGCAGCGGCCGTCGAGCTTCAGCTTGCTGTCGCAACCGAGGCCGGCGTCGGCAGTCTGACCGCGACGGGCGTCGATCTCCACATTGCCACCGCCACACTTCCTGGTGTCGGCGCCCTATCTGGCAACGGCGCACACACACCGGTCGGAGCGGCGACGTTCGCCGGTTCTGGATCGCTTACCGCATCGCCCGTGCTGCGGGATGTCGTCTCGGTTCAGTTGGATGGCGTTGGTGGCCTTACTGGATCCGGGCTGCATACGCCTTCTGGTGCCGCCACCATTGCGGGATCAGGGTCGCTTACCGCCAACGCAATCCAATACCAGCTGGCCAGCGATACGCTGACCGGGGTCGGCTCCCTTACCAGCACGGCAATCCAGTATGAGCTGGCCTCCGCCACTCTGCCCGGCATTGGGTCGGTTGCAGGCAACGCCAGTCACACGCCAGCGGCCACCGCGGCATTCGCGGGCGTGGGCTCGCTCACTACGACGGAAGTGCAGCGGGAGGTCGCGACCGCAACTCTAGGAGGCGCAGGAGGCCTCTCGGCTGACGGCCTACATACGCCGTCGGCGGCAGCACTATTCCCCGGCGTCGGCAATCTAACCTCAACCGCTGTCCAGGCGCAGATCGCCACGGCGACCGAAGCGGGCGTCGGCTCACTGACCGTGGACGCGACGCATACGCCATCCGGCTCTGCCACGTTGTCTGGCGATGGCCAGATAAACGCAACGCCTAGTGTCGCGGGCAAGCAGTTCGGCGAGGCGCTGCTTCCTGGCGTCGGTGGGGTAATTGCCGACGGCGCGCATACGCCGCTTGCCGCCGCGACCATGACGGGTGCCGGCGGACTATCCGCCACTGCCGTTCAGCTGCAACTCGATACCGCGACGCTCTCTGGCACTGGCTTCCTGAGCGCCGCCGGCACTCACAACCCATCTGCTTCCGATACGCTGAGCGGCGTCGGTAGCCTTACCGCAACAACGATCGAATATCAGGCAGCCTCAGCCACCCTCGGTGGGATCGGCGCATTCATTGCCGATGCCACGCACACCCCATCGGGTGCGGCGACCATCGCGGGTAGCGGAAACCTAACGGCCAGCGCGACCCAGGTCGAATTGGCAACCGCCACGCTTCCTGGTGTCGGACAACTCACATCGCAGCCCGTCGCCGGTCTGCTGGATACCGCGGCGCTTGCCGGTGTCGGCGCGCTGCAGGCGGATGGGCAGCATTCTCCGAGCGGACAAGCCAGCGAAGCTGGCATCGGCAGCCTAAACGCTACCGCGGCACAGATCTGGCGGACCAACAGCGCGACGCTACCAGGCGTTGGTGCCCTGGTCGCCAACCCATTCGTCGCAGGCAAGCAGGACGGCAGCGCCACCCTCACTGGTGTTGGCACACTATCCGCCAGCCCCATTCAGATTGAACTCGCCACCGCAACGCTCCCTGGCAGCGGCACCATCGTCACCGCCGAAGTTCAGCGGGAGCTTGCGTCAGGCATATTGCCGGGCGTTGGTAGCATTATCGCCACGCCGGTCCAGGCGGATCTCGCCAGCGCGCTGATCGGTGGCGCAGGCTCGCTCACCGCAAACGCATCACACACGCCCGCAGGCACCGCGCAGATTGACGGCGTCGGAACGCTGACGGCCGCTACAACTCAGGCTGTCCTCGCCAGCGCAGTCCTTCCGGGCGTGGGCAATCTGGTCGGCAACGCCACGCATACACCGTCAGCCAGCGCCACAATTGCCGGTGTCGGCAGCTTTACAGCCGATGCCGCAACCGCTGGGGTGCAGAGCGGCGCCGCAACCTTCGGTGGGTCCGGCTCACTTAGTGCCACAGCGGTGCTAATAGCGGCTGGAAGTGCCGCACTTTCCGGCGTTGGCCAGCCAACTTCAGCCGAAGTCGGCCAGTTGGTTACCTCGGCGACAGAACCGGGCATCGGTAGCCTGACCGCAAATATCGTCGGTCGGCTCGTCGCCTCGACCGCGCTGACCGCCGTTGGCACCATCATCGCCGATGCCACCCAGGCCGGTGTGCAGAACGGCGCCGCCACACTCACTGGACTTGGCTCGCTGACCATCGCCAATCCAATCCAGCGTTTGGCAGGGAATGTCAGCCTCGCCGGCGACAGCACACTGACCGCAACCGAGCTGGCGCGTCTGCTCGGTGCGGTAACCGTCTCAGCTTTGGGCACGCTCGCGACTGACGGTCTGCGCATTACCTATAGCGCCACGACAATCGACGGCGTTGGCAGCCTCACCGCAGTTCCGGCAAGAGCTAGCACATGCACCGCTAGTATTTCCGGCGCTGGCTCACTCACAGCAACCAGTCTCAATATTATTGCCGCGAGTAGCGCTACTGTTGCGGGCGTCGGCACCGTCACTGGCGACGGTATTCCCTGCCAATTCGGCGATGGGACGATAGCGGGCATCGGATCTGTTACCGCTACCGGCAAGCTCACCGCCGCAGTATCGGCGACACTTGGGGGCTCAGGCTCACTTACGGTTAGCGCCGGCGTCATCCGCCGGGCAGCGACCGCACAAATAGACGGTGTTGGCACCGAGACGATAACACCGGTGCAGCGCCAGGTCGCTGGGGCATTGCTTCCGGGTGATGGCCTCGCCGATGGAACGCCGGATCAGAATTGGGCATCGTCGGCGCAGATCGACGCGGTCGGCACCGCGGAAGGCGCTGGCTCTTGGCATCCATCCGCCACGCGCACGACATTCGGCGGTGCGGCGACGATCAACGCGACGCCACACGTCATTCCACCCGCTCTGGAACGACCACCCCCTGGAGCCGCCCACGCCCGCGGTCCCGGTGGAACAGCACTCGCAGCGCCACGTCGCTATAGCGGTCTCGCCGTCGGCGTTACGTAAAGGGGGTTGGCTATGACGCTGCCGGTAAGCGGTTCACCCGTCATCAACGATTACGACAGGCTGTGGAACGCGATCGTCACGCTGCGGTCCGACTGTCTGAACATTAAACAATTGACCACCGCCGGATCGTGCAGTCTGCAATGGTTTCTGCAACTCGCGCAGGACTGTCGGCAATACAACGCCATCTATGCTATCTGCACTGCCACCCCGACCTTGTCGAACGCGATTATTACTTGGGCACAACAGCAAACCCCGGGAGTGACGTTCAGCGGCACGGATTTCACCAATACGAATGCTGCGGTGCAAACCATGTTGTCGACGATCGCCGCGCAGTATCCCACGGGCTCAGGAGGCTTTCTCGCCGATCGACACTGGGATCCGGCGGAAGGCCTCGTGTGGACGACGGTCACCGCGGCGCAGGTGCCGACGGTGCTAGCCGCGATCGACGCGTTCCTGGCGACGTTGTCCTGATGTGGCCCGTCTAGCGGGGTTTCTCCGCCACGCACCACTCCTCTTTCTGCGTCTCCCGACCTACCGCGAGATCGCCATCGCGGACTGGCAGACGATGCGGCGGATCCGGACCGAGGGCGGCTGTCCGCAGCCGATCCCGGGACAGATCAGCAGCTATACGGTTATCGCCACTGTCACCGAAGCCGACGAGTGGGGCCAGGGAATTTGCGGCTGGCCTGGCCAACTCAAGGATTGTCCGAGCACTTGGTGGTGGGACGGTATCGTCCCTTGGGTTGCCGCAACCACGACGTTCGTCACCACGCCCGGCACCAATGCGACATGGTCGGTGCCGAGCGACTGGAACAGCGGCAACAACACGGTCGAGGCGATCGGCGCTGGCGGCACCGGCGGCCATGATATCGGCAGCAACGGCGGCGGTGGCGGTGGCGGTGGCGGCGCTTACGCCAAGGCGCTGAACGTCTCGCTGACCCCAAGCGGCAGTGCCACCTACACGATCGGCACGACTGCGGTCGATACGATGTTCGTCTCGACCAGCGTGTTGCTCGCCAAGGCGGGTGCCACCGGTCCTTCCGGCATCGGCGGCCAAGGCGGTCAGGCGGCGTCCTGCGTGCCGACGTTGGGGGCGTATTCCGGCGGCGACGGCAAGACCTGCAACACCGATAACGGCGGTTGCAGTGGCGGTGGCGGTGCCGCTGGGCCGGATGGCACAGGCAAGACTGGCGGCGCCAATGTGTCCAACAACGGCGGCGGCGGCGGCGGTGCAGGCGGCGGATCGTCGACTGCTGGCTCGGATGGCGCCGGGTTCACTGGGGGGAACGGCGGCGACGGGTTTAACGGCACCGGTCATGGGACCGCCAGCGCCGACGCGACGGATGGGACCGGTGGTGGTGGCGGCGGCGGCAATTTCGGAAATGCGGCCGGCAAGGGCGGCACCGGCATCGCGTCCTGGACCCAGACCGCTGGCGGGGCAACCGCTGGGGCTGGCGGCGGCGGCGGCGGCGATGGGATTTTAGGCGGTTCAGGCACAGCAAACGTCGGCGGATTGTATGGCGGCGGCGGCGGCGGTCACAGCAGTGGCGGCGCCTCTGGAGCTCAGGGCATCATCGTCACCACCTATACGGCGGGCGGCGGCACACAAACTGGTTCCGCAACCGAAGCTGGGGCAGGCACCGTTGTCGCGACAACCATCATGCGGGAGGTCGGAACCGCGACCGAGCCGGGCGTCGGCCAGCTCACGGTCAGCGCCAAACAAGTTCTCCTCGCCAGTGCCGCACTGCCGGGCATCGCCACACCTTTGGCAAGCCCGGTTGCCAGACTACTCGCCACCGCGACATTTGCTGGTTCTGGTGGCCTGACGGCGGCGCCGGTCCAAGCAGACATCGCCACCGCAACCTTCCCCGGTCTGGGTTCATTGATTTCGGCCCCGGCTGTCTGCGCCACGGCGCAGCTGAATGGCGCAGGCGGACTGACAGCATCGGCGGTTCAGCGGCAGATCGCGACTTCGACGCTTCCCGGCGCAGGGTCGGTAACGGCGTCGCCCATTCAGCGGCAGCTTGCCACCAGGACGCTCGCTGGTGCAGGCGCCGTAACCGCGGATAGCCAGCACGCCCCATCCGGTGCAGCGACCATCGCGGGTAGCGGCAACTTCGGGGTCTCCGCCACACAGGTTGAGCTTGGCGCCGCGACGTTGCCGGGCGTTGGTGCATTGATACCGGCCGGGACGCACACCCCAGCGGCAACGGCCACTTTACCTGGTGTCGGCATACTGACTGCTGCGCTTGTCCAGCGGGAGCTCGGCGCTGCGACTTTGGCTGGTGCTGGAGCTCTGTCGGCCGCCGGCATGCATATCCCGACTGCCTCTGCCACGCTCGACGGCCAGGGCACATTCGATGCCGAAGCCGCGACGGCGGGCATAGCCAGCGGGGCATCAACGTTCCACGGCCATGGGTCAGTCAACGTCACCCCGGTTCAAGCCGAAGCGGTGACCGCGGCCCTGAATGGCACGGGAAGCATAACGCCTACGCCAGTCATGTGCGCTGCCGCCACAGGGACCATCGATGGCGTCGGACAGCTAACCGCAGCCGCTGACCATTCGGTCTCGGCGACAGTAACTTTGGACGGCGTCGGCATAATCACGGCTGGACCTACTCACGCGCCATCCGGCGCGGCTTTGTTTTCCGGTGCGGCCAGCTTCGTTGCTGACGCAGCTTCGAATGCCCCGGCAGGCGCCGCGACGCTCTTGGGGCTTGGCACACTGTCGGCCGATCAGCTCAATACGATCGACGCCGCAACCGCCATACTCGCCGGTAGCGGTGCGGTCGTCGGCACCGGTATGCCGGCACAATTCGCCGACGGCGTAGAGGCGGGAACCGGGACGGTCACGGCTAGCGCCAAGCTAATCGCGGCAGGATCCGCGACAGTCGCTGCCAATAGTTCGTTGACCGCGAATAACGTTGTCCGTCGAGCAGCCGCCGTTGAGCTAGACGGTGCTGGCGAAGCAACCGGCACTCCGGTTCAGCGCATGAGTGGCGCAGGCACGCTGGTCGCTGACGCGATGGTTGTCCCCGCACCGGTGCAGCGGTTGGCAACTGCCGCCGAACTGGTTGGCGAGAGCGAGGCTGTCGGCGCTGGCTCCTGGCATCCGTCAGCGACGCGGACCACGTTCGATGGCGGCGGCGCGCTGCTGGGTAATCCGCACATCATCCCGCCCAGCCTACCTTGGGCCAGAGCTGGCCGTGGCGGCGCCCTAGCACGGACAGGAGGTGACGTGGCCTCGCCAACCAATCGCAGGTATTCAGGGCAGGCGGGGGAGCGAGAATTGGCATGACATACAGCCAAAGCCTGGAAATCACCGAGGTCGCCGATACGCAAGATCTTACCGTTTTGGCCAGAGCCAAGATGGAACTAGGGATTGCGGTTGGCGACACATCGCAGGACGATCAGCTAACGGTCTGGATTCACGAAGCATCCTCACTGATCAATTCGCAGGTCAATCGCGTGCTCGGCCGCGAAAAGGTCAGCGAGACATTCGAATGCGGATACAGCGGCCATATCGGTGGGTTATCATTGTCACGCTATCCAGTCGCTATCATCGATAGCGTTTCATGTTCTACCCAATCGCTCGCAACCACCGACTATCGCTTGGATGCAAACAAGGGTCTGCTCTATCGTAACTTCGGTCGATGGACCGGCGAGATTGTCGTTAACTATCAGGCTGGTTATCAATTGCTCGGCGAACTGCCCTACGATTTGGAACGTGCCTGTCTGCAACTGATGCGTTACCGCCAAACATCGGCGCTGCGTGATCCATCGATCCGCAGTGAAGAGGTGCCGGGGGTTTACAATGTGTCGTATTGGGTGGGCACCGTGCCCGGATCCGATGCGGCAATGCCCGCCGATGTCACCAGCATGCTAGCGCCGTATCGCGACCTTCCTATCTGAAACCTGCGGGCTGCCACTGTAATTACTAATCACAGGAGGAATGGTCGAATGGACTTTCTGGTCGAACTCCTGGATGCAGATGGCAAGGTAATGGTTCAGGACGATAAGTTCCTCGGTTACAGCTTACCGTCGCTGCTGCTTTTGCTTGCTCGCCGCGCCACCCTGCGACCCGAACTGAGTGAATGCCGCGGACTGAATGTCCGCGAATTACCTCCTCAGGTCATTGAGCCATGAACGCCGACGGGTTTATGCGCATCATCGCCGGCCAGCAAGGTCCGGTGCAGGCGATTACGATGCGTCGCGCTGGCTTCCCCGATGTTCCTTGCGCTGCAGCGGTGCTTATCGGTCGTGCTTTCGACGTAGTTGGTGATGCGCAGCAGACGCAGGACAGAGTCATGCTGTCTGACCGCCAACTCAACGCGGCGGGATGGACTGAGGAGCCGCATCACGGGGATCAGGTCATCTACCAGAATGGTCGCGTGACAGTGGTCCAAGGTCGCTCCGAGATTTTCAAAATGGGTGGTGATCGCGTATTCATCCTCCGTTGCTTAGGCGGCTAACGTGTCGCCCGATGTTTGGCAAGCGGCTCGTGCACTCATCGAAGAACGCGCCATCGCGCTGAACCTGCCGGTGCAGTGGCCAAACGCCGACTTCGTCACCCCACCGCCGCCATCGCTCTGGCTAGCGATCGATCTCGCGGCCGAGTCGGCCGAAGCCATCGAACTCGGCATTCACACGTGGATGGAAACTGGCAGCGTCTGGCTGCACCTCATGGTGCCGCTGAATAGCGGGATCGATACCGCGCTTGTCTATCGCAAGTCACTGGCCACCGCATTCCGCGTAACGCCTCCCACCAACGTCGGACTCTACTGGGACCGGCACACGTTCGATCCGCTGTCGCCCGACGATGGCGTATGGCGGCGTCTATCGGTGGCGATATCCTATCGCTTCACCGACATCCCCGCCCTGGGCGTTGAAGCTGCCGCAGCATTTCCGGGCGTCGCCGATATGGATGCCACCGCAGCGTAGCGCGTTTTCTACGCACTAATCTTATCTTTGATTGGAGTCACCCACATGAGTGGTAGCACCACCGTGCCGACGATGGACGCATTCAATGCGGTCGTATCCAAGGTGGATGCGCTGAACAACCGCGTCACCGTGCTCGAGCATGGCAATCCTCCGCCCCCACCACCACCGCCGCCGGATAAGAAGCCATCGGCTGATGGCACCACGGTCACCAACACGACCGGCGAAATTGTCGACGGCAAAGGGCGGACGTTCAAGCTCACCGGCCCGGCAAGCAACTACCAAATCAGCACCGACGGCGCGGTCTCTGGCGGGATGGTCGTGCGGCTCTATGCCAAAGGCGGGCTCTGCTACCAGGAGAATGTCAACCACGACTGGTGGGTGATGCCGCTTGCTGCGACAACCTACGGAGACGACGACTGGGTTGGATGTCCTAATCCCACCGGCGTCGCTCCTCCGCCACCGCCCCCACCAACGCCTCCTGGGCCAGTCGCTGGTGTTCCCAAACCCGCCGCTGATGTCGGCTTTACCAAGCTGACGCATGGTCCGGATGTCACGCTGGGAAAGAACTGGTTTGCGGTCCCCGGTGCATCGAACGGCGTCGTCCAAGTCTCCCCAGGAGTGGTCAGGGATAACGGCCCGATCAACGGCGGCAATTGGCACTACAACTACCACTTCGGCACCGAACGCAATGACAACGGCAAATTTGGCGGCGTTGGCTTCGGTGGTGGCGGCTACTTCGAGATCATCATGTCGATCGAAGGTAACATCGGTGGCTGGCCCGGCAACGGCACCGGGTGGCCTGCATGGTGGACCGATGCCGTCGAGGGCGCCTACGACGATTTCCCCAATCCACCTGGGCCAAAGATGCAACATATCGAGTATGATGCCGCTGAGTTTCTGCCCAAATCAAACCGCGACTACAGCGCCGGCATCATCCACTGGACCGATGCGCTTTCGCCACCTGACCAATTCAACAACAACGCCATCGGACAGGACAGCAACGTAAAGCTTCCGTCCAACAACAACTTCGCCGCGCGTCATAAATATGCTTGGCTGTGGGTGCCAGCGACCAGCACGACCAAAGGTTATATCAAGAACTACTTTGATGACCAACAGGTCGGCGCCACCTACACGTGGACGCCCTACGTCAGTGGCGACGCGCCAAACACTCCCGGCGATCCACCGTGGAGCATCATGGACCGCCAGCACTGCCGGTTGATGATCGGCACCTGCGTCGAAAACCCGCTGACGGTTTATAGTGTGTCCGTCTGGCAGAAAGACGACAGCCACAACATCCGGCGCGGTGTATCGATACCCGGATAACGCCGGCCTAAAGCCCCCCGCTCATAGCTGCTTCGCCGACAGCTTATTCATCGGCGAAATCTGAAAGATCGACGGTCTATCTGATCAAGCGGCGCCCCCCGCGCTTGGTCGATACGCCGCTGTAGCGCCCGCCGGCTGCGTCAAGTCCCGGCATTTCTTCCACACAGACGGAGGGCAATGCCGTGGTTGCGACAACCGGCTACAAAGCTGCTTTAGAGACTAATGGCACGCAAATCTCTTATGGCATTGAAGCCGCATGGGGAACAGCGGCGGGGCAATTCCAAGCGATACGCACTGTATCGAGCACCCTCGCAGGTGCCCGCACCACGCAACGACCGTCGGAAATCACCAGCACGCGCGAGGCGGCACAAGAGGTAACCACGCAGATCACTGCGGGTGGGACCATAAACTACGCGTTCAGTTCAACAACGTTCGACGATATCGTGTTTGCCAACGTGCTGCAGAATGAGTGGGGTTCAACGATCTCCATCAATGGCTCGAGCGGTGACATCACACTGACCATATCCTCTGGCATGGCGACGCTATCGTCCTCCACGCCGGGTAAGTTCGTCGGGCTGATCAATAAGCAGTGGATCCGTCTGCTTGGCTTCTCGCTTGGCGCGACGCTGACCGATGGAACTGTCGCCAACAATGGTTGGTGGTTTATCGACAATCGCGGATCCAGCCCGGATAATGTCCTAAGCTTGATCGGTCCTAATCTGGCATCGGCGGTAACCGAAACGCCTACGGGATCGGCGGCGAAAGTGCGTGGCTGCACAATTAAGAACGCATCGGTATGTCGGACCTTCTTCTTGGAGCAGAAGCTGGATACCGCGTTGTTTTTACAATATCCGGGATCGTATGCGGCACGCGCGACACTGACCGGAGGGCTTGGAGCGTTCACCACCGGAACCGTCGACTTGGTAGCCAAGACCGAACAGAAAGCCACATCGTCATCATCGACCGGCGCGGTGCTCGCAGCACCAACCGGAAGGGTGATTGATCCGGTCGGCGGCTTCATTGGCGCATTTTGGAACGGCGCCGTCTTGGGCACCTGCGTCGAGAACTTCGCCATCACGATGGAGAACACTGGCGCGGCATCGGAATTCTGCATGGGTGATACCGCAGCGCACGGCATCCTGACGGGGACTTTTACCGCAAGCGGAACGATGAGATGCTACTTCAACGACTTTACGCTGTTCGATAACGTTCTAACTGAAACTACCGGTGAATTGTCTTTCCTGCTTAAGGACTCCACCGGCTATTCCTATGCCTTCACCTTCCTCGATGCGCGGTTGAACGGCCGGATTGTAATCGGCGGACCCGGGCAACCGGTCTCGGCCGAATACACCATCTCGGGCGGCCC